TATATATAACTATATAAAATAGACACTATATACCATATATACGCCCCTAATATACACCTAATATATATATATGTATAGGGAAATGCGTCAAAGTTGCCCCAAAGGAGGAAAATGAGAGAACGAGAGATTGAAGAGTATTTAAGACTTGGGGTGAAAAGACTAGGGGGCATAGCCTTCAAGTTTACATCTCCAGGCAATGCAGGAGTACCTGACAGACTTATAGTAATGCCGGATAACAGAATTTATTTTGTGGAGCTTAAAAGGCCTGGAGGGAAAACAAGCCATTTACAGAATAGACAGATAGGCAGGCTCAGGGACTTAGGATGCAGTGTGTCTGTAATTGATAGCAAGGAAGGAGTAGGCAAATTTTTAAATGATATACAAAGCACATAACTACCAAAGGTACTGCATTGAAAGGATAATATCACAAAAAGAAATCGGGCTATTTCTCGATATGGGATTAGGGAAAACTGTGATAACTCTGACCGCACTTAATGATTTGCTTTATAACCGTTTTGAGATTTCAAAAGCCTTAGTCATAGCACCGAAAAAGGTTGCAGAGGGAACTTGGGCACTTGAGGCCGATAAATGGGACCACTTAAAGCATTTAAGAATAAGCACCTGCCTTGGCAGTAGTGCAAAGAGGATTAGAGCACTTTGCACGCCTGCGGACATCTATGTTATAAATCGTGAAAATGTATCATGGCTTGTGGATTATTACAAAAACGATTGGCCTTTTGATACGGTGGTTATAGATGAGCTATCAAGTTTTAAGAGCAGAGAAGCAAAGAGATTTAAGGATTTAAAAGCTATAAGGCCAAGGATAGATAGAATTATAGGGCTTACAGGAACTCCGGCACCTAATGGCTTAATGGATCTATGGGCGCAAGTGTATTTGCTTGATAAGGGACAAAGGCTTTATAAGACTATTACTCAATACCGTAATAGATATTTTGATAGCTATACAGCAGACGCATCAGGGAGACAGAATTATACCCCTAAAGACGGAGCCAAAGAGCTTATATCTAAAGAGTTATCAGACCTTTGCATATCAATGCAAGCGAGTGACTATTTAGAGCTTCCTGACCTTGTTGTAAATCCGGTGTATGTAGTTTTAGATGCTAAGGCCGATAAAGCTTACAGAGAATTTGAAACAGAGTATATTTTACAAATCCCTGACGGGGAAATATCTGCTACAAATGGCGCTGCACTTTCAAATAAGCTTTTACAGCTTTGTAATGGTGCAGTTTATGACGAAGGCAGAGGGGTTCATCACATACACGACTGTAAGATGGACGCACTGAAAGAGATTATAGAATCCCTGAAAGGCCATAATATTTTATTGTTCTACAGCTTCCAGCACGACAAAGAACGAATCATGAAAGAGTTCCCACAGTGCAGAGAGCTGAAGACCGTACAGGACCAGAAAGACTGGAATGACGGCAAAATAGAGTTACTACTTGCACACCCCGCGAGTGCAGCCTATGGGCTTAATCTACAAGACGGGGGCAATCACATGATATGGTTTGGTCTTAACTGGTCTTTGGAACTCTACCAGCAGGCACTTAAAAGACTTCACAGGCAAGGACAAAAGCAAAAGGTTATAGTTCATCAGCTACTTGTAAAAGGCAAGCGTGATGAGGATGTGGCCAAAGCGCTTGAGGGCAAGAGTGATACACAGCAAGCCTTGCTTGACAGCTTAAAAGCCAGAATACAAGAAGTAAAGGAGAGATTGAAAAAATGATAGATTTTGGAAAAATACAGGCCGACGCTGTAAAAAATATCTACAAGTCAAAAATTACAGGAAGAGCAGCAGACTATAGAATGTATAGTGCTGTCACGATAGCCGGAAATACATATATACCACTTATTTACAAAGGAATATCAATATATTTGATACCTGAGAAGTACTGTTTACTGAGTCAGGCGTTTGCCGAAGTCGGTAATCCGATGGTAGAGAAGATATTTAAGAGTGCAGAAGATGCAGAGCAGATTACAGATACAAAGATGATAAAGCTCCTACCGGACGGGATACAGCTAAAAGAATTTAAAACGCCTTTTGGCAAATCAATTTTTGTAGATGAAAAACTTATAAAGCCTTTTGGACAAGCAATAAGGTATTATGCTGGTGAAAATAGCGACCTTGTTTACATAAAAGGACCTGAGGAGTGGTTAGGCCTGGCATTTGCTACACGAGTAAAGGAGAATGGATAATGACAAGAAAAGAGTTTTTAGTAGAAGCAGAAAAGTGTATATGCAGTGATAGAAATTTGCAGTATGGAGAGCCGGAGGATAATTTTTCAGATATAGCGAAACTGTGGAACGCTTATCTGGATGCAGATTTAGGACCAACAGATGTCGCAATAATGATGTGTCTTTTTAAGATAGCAAGGCTAAAGGGAAGTTGCTATGGAAGTAAAGACAGTTGGGTAGACTTGATTGGATACGCCGCGTGTGGTGGAGAGATAGCAATAAAGATATGACGGCAAGGTGAGGTTGTGCATAAAGAGAGTAGGAGGAGGTACGAGTAAATGAATGTATTGATAGCGTGTGAACGCAGTCAAAAGGTTTGTAAAGAGTTCAGAGCATTAGGTCACAATGCTTATAGTTGTGACATAGAAGAGCAATATGGCGGACATCCAGAATGGCATATAAAAGATGATGCACTCAAGTTTTTGGAGGGGAGGCGGATATTTAAGACAGAGGACGGAAGCATTCACAATATAGAAAAATGGGATTTGATCATAGCACATCCGCCTTGCACTTACTTGAGCAATGTAGCGACAAGAAATCACAGTTTAAAGAGTGCTACACTTGAGCAAATTAACGCAAGGACAGAAAAGAGAATACAGGCGCAGGAGTTCTTCATGAAATTTGCAAATGTAAATTGCGAAAAGATAGCAATAGAAAATCCAGTTGGCGTGATGAATACTGTATACAGAAAGCCCGACCAAATTATTGAACCCTACCAATTTGCAGAGTCTGAAGATGACAAAGAGAATTATGTGACAAAACGCACTTGTTTATGGTTAAAAGGATTGAAGCCCTTACAGGGCAACAATTTAAGTAAGCCGGATAATGCAAAAATCTTCGGTAGGCATTCAGGCGGAAGGGCAAGATGCTGGACAGAGCTGGTTAATGGGGATAGAGCAAAGGTCAGAAGTAAAACATTTCCGGGCATCGCAAGAGCGATGGCGGAGCAGTGGGGATAAGATGATGGAAGATAAGAGAAAAGAAGAAATAAAATAAAAAAGGGGGCGATAAAGTGGCAGCTAAAGAATATCTTAGACAGCTTTTAAATCTTAAAAGACTTATCGAAGCAAAACAGCTTGAGTGTGAAAGTCTTGATGCAATGTCGAAGAAAGTAACAAGTGTACTAAGTAATTGTAAAGTTGATAGTAGTCACAGTAATAGAAATGAAGATATCGTCATAAGAGTGATAGAACTGAAAAAAGACATTAGCGAACAGATGAAAGCATATGTGAAGTTGCAAACTAAGATCAGTAAAGAGATAGACGAGATAAAGAATATAAAATACAGAAGTCTACTCGTTATGCGATACGTAGGAGGTCTAAAATTCGAGGAAATATCTGAAAAAATGAACTACGGAATGAGGTGGGTGTTAACACTTCACAAAGAAGCTTTAAAAGAGTTTGATAGACTGCATAGCAAAAAATATGATAGTTGAAAATTTTTTCAGAAAAAGCGATGAATGAAATAAAGAAACTCAGGGCAGAGTTGGGCTTGACTCAGAAAAAGTTTGGGGAGAAGTTCGGAATTCCAATCCGTACTGTTCAGGATTGGGAGTACGAAAAAAGAGAACCTCGTTCTTACATCATTTATATGATGTATAGAATTATAGAGCTTGAAAAATCATAACAAGTCATAACAAGTCATATAAATTCACTTATTGACAATGCTATACTGTATGTGTAAAGAGTTAAGAGAAGCTCCTTACGATTCCACAATTCACCTTCTTTATATTTTTTTGGGAGGGCGGGAAACGCCCTCCGACTACGATTACGGGGTGATGTGGTGCCTCCGTTGCTACATAATTTTCTGAAGAGAGATGGTTAATGATAACCGTCTCTTTTTGTTTTGCAAAAAAAAGGAGGGGTTGCACATGATATACAGAAGATGTATACACTGCGGAAAAAGATACGAGGCGGGCGGAAAGTGCGACTGCGGATATAAAAGGCAGTATGCTCCCCCAACCGGCACGAGAAAATTTTATCGAGAAACGAGATGGAAGAAATTGAGAGCTGTGATCATTGCAAGGTATGATGGATTGGATCCCTGGGCATTTTTACATGGGCGTATCAAATACGCACATACTGTACATCATATTGTTACAGCGGAGGATAATCCGGAGTTGTTTTATACAGAAGATAACTTAATACCTTTGTCAAGGTCGAGCCATGATGAAATTCATGCGCTGTATAGAAAGAGCGCAGAGGATAAGGCAAGGACGCAAGAGATACTAAGAAATTTGGTAAAGAAGAGACACTAAGAAGGTTGGTGAGGAAGGTAAGCTTCTAAAGACAAGAGAAAAGATAGCAAGGATATACGGTAGGGGGTAGTAAAAAAGTTTGTATACTGTATACAGCGACCGCCGTCCCAATTTTCAACACATAAATTTCTAAATACTCGCCAAAAGTAGATAATTTTGTCCACGACATGAGCAGGAAGGAGGGCGAATGGGTAGACCTAGAAAAACAATATCAATGCAAACTGGAAATATCAAAAAGGATGTTAGAGCAAGGAGAGAATACGAAGAATCATTAATCAAGACCGAAGGTGGAGAACTGGACAAGGTGCCCACTTCGGTCTTTTTAGATGCTACAGCAAAAAAAGAATATGAGCGAATTAAAAAGAACTTGGAGAGCATCGACATTATCGGCAATTTAGATCGTAATGCGATGATAGTCTACGCTAATGCGTATTCTATGTATTTGCAAGCTTTAAAGGAGACAAAGAAAAAGGACTTTACTCCGACAATGAAAACGAGTTCAGGCGAAAAGCCTAATCCCATATATGCGATTTTGGAGCAGGCTAAAAAGGATATGGAAACCTCCGGCAGTGCTTTGGGAATGTCTGCAAGTTCGAGGCTAAAGATTGCAGCAGAAAAAGCCAAGGGGCAAGAGGAAAACCTTATGCAGATGTTCGGAGATATATAGATATGAGTCATTTAGAGGATATCAAGCAATATGCAAGAAGTTGCTTAGCGGATGAAATCCCCTCGGGGCAAAAACACAAGTGGGCATGTCAACGCTTTCTTGGCGACCTAGACAAAATAGGGACTGCAGATTTTCCGTACATTTGGAGCGAGGACAATGCCGATAAGATTGTCAAATGGTTTTCTTTGTTGAAGCACTCAAAAGGCGCTTTGGCAGGCAAGCCGATTGACTTGACAATGTGGCAAAAATTCAGAGCGTGCCAACTTTACGGATGGGTACATAGAGAGACGGGAAAAAAGAGATTTAAAAAGAGTTTTACAGAGGTAGGACGAAAAAATGCTAGAATTTGGCGTTCGTGATAGAAATATCATGAATTATTATCGGGCAAAATCGGTGAAAATCTGCAAGGCAGACAACATCGAGATAACTTTAAGTTTTAAAAGGCTCAAGGCATTGTAACGCATAGGAGCTGAACCTTGCAGAAGCAAGAATATAAAGTTCCCACGAGTGTCCGACATCTTAGCAAGTAATGTTGAAGATGAAAATATATGCTGAACTTACTGGTGACAGTAAGAAGTACAGGATAAAAAGCCTATACGATAACAAATTGAAATCACAGATGGAAGCAGGTGAAGCGCTCTATGAAATAGCCATACAGGCAACGAAAAACATGGAGACATACGAAGTATATACAGCTGGCACTAAAAGAGACCAGTCAAAAATTGTATTCAGTGAATGCAATCTGATGACAAAAGGCTCAATACTGCGGTCTAAATTCAACTTCAAGCGTGATGAAATAGTACACATCAAAACAGGCTCTTTCATAAAGCCTTTATCGAAAGAGGACGGAAAGACGGGCGATGGTACCAATCCTGCATGTTTGATACTCGATAGAGATTTGTCGAGTATAAATCGGGGTGTATCGGTGAAGGCTAAGGGCAAAAGTCTATGCTAATACCGAGAGCATATAATCAAATATGTTTGTAACGACTAGCAAGTGAGCGTTAAGAGAGCGATAATCTTGCCACGAGCCTCCGACACATTAGAGCATCCTAAAAGGGTGCTTTTTAATGTGAAAATATAGTCTGAACTTATAGGAAACTATAAGAATTACCGGATAAAGAGCCGATAAGATAACAAATTGGAATACCACCAGCACCCGACAACGGATTTCTACGACTTGGGGCTTGGTTCTAACACAAAAGAGCCAATGCTGACGATAATCACCACAGCTGGAAAGGATTTAACATACCCTTGTTACACGCAAGAATATGATTATTGTTCTAAGGTTTTAGATCCCGATGTTGATGTCAAGAATGATGAGTACTTTATTGATATTTGCGAAGCTGACAAGGGAGACGATCCAGGAGCGCTAACCACATGGCAAAAAGCAAACCCGATAAGAGCTTTTTATGATGATGGAGTCAAGAAGATAACCGAAGATTACGAGATAGCCAAGCAGATACCTGAAAAAATGATCGCTTTCATGACAAAAGTACTCAATATTTGGGTGTCGGCGTCAAATAACGGCTATATGGACATGAAAAAATGGAAAGCCTGCGAAGTTAAGGAGCTGCCTATCGACCTGAAAGGCAGACCAGTCTATGTGGGTTTTGATATGTCGTCAAAAATCGACCTTACATCAGTGGCGTTTGTAGTGCCTTATCGGATCGATAAATTGGACAGTAGTAGCAAGAAGATAGTCAACTATGCTGTATGGACACATAGTTTTATACCAACAGTGGACAAGTTAAGGGAACATATCATAAAAGACAAAGTTCCATATGATGCTTGGGAGCGTTTAGGCTACCTGACACTGACAAATACGCCGATTGTCGACCAAGCGACTGTAATGCGTTACGTGCTTGATGAATGCGAAAAATATCAGTTAGATATTCAGTGTTTTTGTTTCGATCCAAATAATGCCGCAAAATTAATGATGGATCTGTCGGACGAAGGCTATACAGTCGAAGAGGTTTATCAAAGTCATAAAAGCTTGAACGAAAGTACACAAGGCTTTAGGGAGCAGGTTTATTCGGGTAATGTGGTTTATCTGCATAACCCTTTATTTAATTACGCTATGTCCAATGCCGTTGTAAGGACAAACAACGGACTTATCAAGATTGATAAAGACGCAACTACTAAGCGAATAGATCCGGTCGATGCAACTTTAGGAGCGTTTAAATTAGCTTTATATCATAATTTTGAGTCAGAAAGCTATAGCGAATACATAGAGAATTTTTTGAAAGGAATGACGGGATAAAATGGGATTTTTTTTTAACAGCTTGAAAAACTTTTTTATACCTGAAACGACGGACACAGCAAGTGAACGGCTCCGGCAATGGCTGGGGATAGATGATGATATCACTACCCCGAAGGCGCTTTCAGAGACAACGTACTTCACATGTCTAAAGGTCTTATCCGAAACGATGGGAAAGATGCCGCTGAAGCTATATAAAGAGGATGCGACAGGTGGAAGAGTAAGGGCCGATGCCGTAGATGTGCTTTTGTACAGGCCGAACAGCGTAATGACTCCGTCAACCTTCTGGTCAACCATGGAAGCAAATTGCCAGCATTACGGTAATGCTTACGCGTGGATACAAAGGGATTATGGTAGGGGTTTAAAGGCCGGAAAGATACAGACGAAAGCTTATTGGATAATGAAATCCGATTGCGTGACTGTATACATGGACGACGCAGGCGTTTTTGGCGACCGTGGAAGACTGTATTATCAATATAGCAATCCACAAAATGGCGAAACGGCGGTCTTCAGACAGGAAGATGTCTTGCATATCAAAAATTGGCTTTCGTGGGATGGAGTCATGGGGCTTTCAGTAAGAGAAATACTGAAAAGTACTATACAAGGCGCAGGATACTCACAGAGATATCTTGAAAAGCTATATAAGAGCGGTCTGACTGCATCAAGTGTACTGCAGTATACTGGCGACCTTGACGAAAAATTAAGGATGCAATTACAGAAAAAGTATAACGAACTTCTCACAGGTGCGGAAAATGCAGGCAAGGTGGTAGCGTTGCCAATCGGCATGAAGCTTGAGCCGCTTACATATACACTTGCAGATGCGCAGTATATGGAGCTCAAGAAGTACAGTGCCTTACAGATTGCGGCGGCGTTCGGAGTAAAGCCAAATCAGATCAATGATTATGAAAAGAGCAGCTATTCAAACTCCGAATCACAACAACTTAGCTTTTTGATAGATACAATGATGTACCGCTTAAATCAATACGAACAGGAGATAAATTACAAGTGCTTGACTGATGAACAGAGAGCAAAAGGATTTGTATACAAATTCAATGAAAAAGTGCTTTTGCGTGCCAATATGGAGACACAAATGCAATCTATAACTTCGGCAGTCCAAAATGGAATTTATACACCAAATGAAGGCCGTCACCTTTTGGATCTTCCTTCTTTAGAGGGTGGTGATGTGCTTATAGTAAACGGCAATTATGTGCCTCTTACTGATGTAGGGGCTGCATATAACTTAGGAAAGGAGGGCAAAGGATGATACTCAAGATAAAAGGCGATATAGTCAGTAATGACATGAAAGATATTTATGAGTGGTTCGGCTATGACTGTACTACTCCGGGTGATGTACTCACAGCACTTGAGGAAATGCCAAAAGGTGACCGCTTGCAGGTAAAAATAAACTCCGGTGGCGGTGATGTGTTTGCAGGGCAGGAGATATATAGCACACTTAGAGGTCGCAATGATGTAGACATTGAAGTGGAAGGGCTTGCGGCATCTGCTGCATCCGTCATAGCAATGGCGGGCAAAAGTACAATATCACCTGTCGGTATGCTTATGATACATGATGTTAGTGCAAGCTATATAAGCGGAAATCATGCACAACTTAGTAAGCAGGCCGAGACCTTAAAGGCATGGGATGAAGCTTTGGCAAGTGCATATGTCGAAAAGACGGGCAAGAACAAAGAAGAAATCATTCAGATGATGGATGCTGAAACTTGGATAACAGCTGATAAGGCTGTAGAACTTGGCTTTATAGATGCTATAAGTCAGGCAGGTGAGCTGGTAATCACTAACGGCATCGGTAATTTAAAGGTTACAGATGAGATGATAAAAAAGTATGAAGCCAAAAAGGCCGATACTGAAAAAGAAAAGAATGAGTTACTAAAAGACCTTGATAAATTCGGGGCGTGAAAGGAGCAAATAGTATGAATTTACAGGAGTTACTTAATCAAATCAATGCAAAGAAGCTTGAAGTAAAGAACCTTGCGGAGCAGGGAAAGATAGAGGAAGCAAAGACAGCAAAAGAGGAGCTTGTAAAGCTTCAAGATCAATATAATATTCTTAAGGATATTATAGAAAATGAGCAATCTGGAATGACAAGCGGAACAGCCAATGCTGTTGGCATGAAGGTAGTTACAACAGGCGAGCCAACTGATGCCGTACATGACTTTGCAGAGGCAGCTAGACACGGCTTTTACACTAACACAATGACTGAAGGCACAAAGGCTGATGGCGGTTATACAGTGCCTGATGATATTCAGACAAAAATCAATCAGTATAAAGAGGCTACATTCTCACTGGAAAGTCTTGTTGATGTGGAGACAGTAAAGACAAGTAGCGGTAGAAGAACCTTTCAGAAAAAGGCGCAGGCCGAAGGCTTTAAAGCTGTGGCAGAGGCTGGGAAAATTCAGGGCAATAACACCCCACAGTTTGAAATTCTTGAGTATGCTGTTAAGAAGTATGCAGGGTATATGCCGGTTACATCTGAGCTTTTGGCCGACTCAGATGCCAATATCACCGCTGTACTTACAAAGTGGCTTGCCGAAGAGGATATTGCGACCAAGAATGCTCAAATCCTTACAGCGATTGGAACAAAGGCTGAAACAGATTTAAAGAACCTTGACGGCATCAAAAAGGCCGTAAATGTCACCTTAGGTGCTGCATATGCCGGAGGGGTTGCAATCGTGACTAACGATGATGGACTTAATTACCTTGATACTTTAGTAGACAAGCAAGGGAGATACTTGCTTAGTCCTGATTTTCAGAACCCAATGCAGATGGTACTTGCGGTAGGGGCAAGAAAGATACCTGTAAAGGTTGTACCAAATACAATTTTGGCCACAAAGACCAATAAGATTCCATTCATCGTTGGTGATTTAAAGGAAGCTGTGAAGATTTTTGACAGAGCGAAGCTTAATATCATGACTTCCAACGTGGCAGCAGTCGGAACACTGAACGCTTTTGAGCAGGATTTGACACTGTTCAGAGGCATCGAAAGATTTGACTGCAAAGTCAAGGATTCTGATGCATTTGTAAATGGTACCATCACAGTAACACCGTAGTAATGTTTTAGCCCTTGCATCTGCAGGGGCTTTTTAGGAGGTATTAGCCTATGACGATTGAAACGGTCAAAGACTACTTAAGGGTAGACGGCGACGACGATGACGGACTCATATCTTTAATGATGGAGACGGCGAAAGAATATATCGTGTCCGCTGTAGGTGAATACGACGAAGAGGATAAGACGGCAAACCTTCTTTTTTGTGCGATAGTGCAAAATCTGTATGACAATAGAGAGCTTATGCAGTCGGATATACAGCAAAGAAAAGCGATTGAATACACTTTTAAGAGTATAATCTTGCAACTGCAAATGAAAAAAGCACTTAAGGGGGATACATGAAAGGTATAAATCCTGGAAGGCTTAATAAAAAGGTCAATATACTAAGATACATAGAGACAGAGGACGAACTTGCCAATATCGTGAGTACTTTATCAGTGCATAAAAAAGTTTGGGCAGAGATAAGACCACTAAGAGGAAACGAACAATTAGAACACTATAAGACAACAAGCAAGCTTGTATACAAAATTACAATCAGGAATACAGATATTACTGAAAAAGATGTGATTGAGTATCAGGGCAGGCAGTTTCTTATAAATTACATTGTCAACCCATTAGAGGCGAATTATTATCTTGAACTTATGTGTACAGAAAACAAAGACCACGAGGAAAGGAGGGAGTAATGGAGTCAGTACATTTTATCGGACTTGAAAGCTTGCTTGAAGATATGCAAAGCATGGCAACACAGTCGCCTGATGAGCTAAATGATGCGGTCATAAAAACGGCGAAAGCGTGGACGAAGGACTGCAATGCAAAGATGCCGTCAAGCTATAAAAGCGGTGCAAAGGGCTTGAAAAGATGGAAAACAACGAAGAATTACAGCCCTTCAGGAATGATTGCAAGCGTTGCGGTCACGAATAAGGCGCCACACTTCCACCTTGTCGAAAATGGCCACAGAAAATTTATAAACGGAGTGGATACGGGTGGTTTTGTTGAGGGCAAGCACTATGCAGAAAAAACAAGAGAAGAGTATGAAAGCAAATACCCAGATATGATGCAATCGGCTATTAATAAGGCCTTGGCAGATCGGGGGCTTTCATGATTATTTATGCTGACATCATCAAAGAAGTAAATTTGATTTTGAAAAGAGAATATCCAAACATCAAAAGATACGGAAACGACACTGTAGATAATGCAGTACCACCATATTTTTTTGTTGAGGTCGTGCCATTCGTTATAAATAGAGAGAGTCGAAATATGATGCACAAATCGTGTTCAGTGAAAATTACTTTTGTACAAAAAGTGGCTAAACAGACGGAAGCACTTGAGGTTATCGAAAACATATTCGATAGCTTAGGTATGGTCTTGATAATCAAGGACAGGCGACTACTGGTCACAGAGTACACACACGACTATATCGAGGACCATGGCAATATTCCGCAGATGTCCTTTAAGTTGGATTGGTACGAAAGTACAGAGTATCACGATGGCGAACTTATAGAAGATATTCATTTGAACATGGAAAAGAAAGGAAGTAGATAAATGGCAAAATTAACATCACCAAGTATCACAATCGCTTTTACCGAACAGGGTGCAAGTGCGGTGACAAGGGGCGAGCGTGGAATTGTCGCCCTTGTCTTAAAGGGTACAAGACAGCAGGCTTTTAAGGTTATGAGTATTAGTGACATTCCAACCGGAGTTTTAAGCGCTGAAAATGAGCAATTTGTTAAGGATGCTTTAATTGGATATAGTCACGCACCTAAGTATGTAGTTGTCTATGTTATGCCTACCGCTGAAGATATGACAAAGGCATACAAGGATATGATGCAGTACTTTGAGAATGAAAAATTCACATATATGGCCATACCGACCGTAAAAACAGATAATAAGGTTCAGGATATCGCCACATGGGCAAAGAAGCAAAGAGATGAGCATAATCTTGTAAAAGTGGTACTGCCAGAGATAACGGCAGATAGCGAAGGCGTAATAAATTGGTGTTCTACTTTGTACAGAACAAAGGAGCAGGCGATAACACCCGAACAGGGATGTGCAAGAATTGCAGGTCTTTTGGCAGGTACAGGCCTGACTGTATCGGGTACATATGCACCTTTGCAGGACTTTGTGGATGTAAGCAGACTTACAAAGACCGAGCAGGATACAGCGGTAGGCGACGGCAAGCTTATAGCTGTTTGGGATGGCGAAAAGGTTAAGTTAAATCGTGCAGTAACATCACTTACAACCACCACAGCCGAAAAGGGCGATAGCTTTAAGAAGATTAAGCTTGTTGAGACCATGGACATGATGGAGGATGATATAAGGACGACTATAGAAGATAGCTATATAGGCAAGTTTTTAAACAGCTATGATAACAAATGCCTTTTAATTACCGCTACTGACTCTTATTTCACACGAATAAAAGCAGACGAACTCATAACTGCTGGCAAGTGCGAGATAGATATAGATGAGCAAAGAAGGTACCTCAAAGAGTCCGGCAAGAAGGTTGTACTTGAAGATGGCAAGGAAAAGAATCTTGATGACTGTACAGATGAAGAGGTCAAGAGAGCGAACACGGGTTCACACATCTTTTTGAGGGCTGTGGTGTCATTAGCAGATGCTATCGAAGATGTATCTTTAAAGATTTCAGTGTAAGGAGGTAGAGCATGAAGAAATTTGTATCTAATCAGGTCATAAATGGAACTTGGGGAGAATTGTGGGTTGATGACGAATACATCGGCGAAGTTATGTCTTGTAAAGGCGAGGTGAGTATATCTTATTCAGATATTTCGATGGTCAGAAGTCTTACGGCGGGTAAGAAAATGACTAAGCTTGAGGGCAAAGGGAGCGTAAAACTTCACCATGTAAGATCTAACATTTCAAGGGCAATATCTGATAAAGTAAAAAAGGGGAAAACGCCTGACTTTAAAATTATCGCAAAGCTTGCAGATCCAGATGCACTAGGAGTTGAAAGAGTAGTCTTTTATCACTGCAAATTTGATAAAGCGATCCTGATGGACTGGGAAGTACAGAAAAACACAGAGGAATCTTATAGTTTCACTTTCGAAGATTGGGATTTTCTTGACGATATAAGAGCATAGGAGGAGCAAATCATGGCATCTTTAATGGAAAGACTTATGAAGCTTGATAGAGATAAGCTTCTTGAAGTACCTATAGAAAAAGTAAAAGCTTGTCACTTATCAAAAATAGCAGGCGAAGAGGTAGAAATTACGGTAAAAGCGTTATCGGGTAGTCGATATACTGAGATTATGTCAAGCGCGACAAATAAATCTGGCAGAGTAGATATGAGTCGCGTGTATGACACTCACGCTATGGTAGTAGTAGCAGGTTGCATTGAACCAAACTTAAAGGACAAGGAGTTAAAGGAGCATTACAAGGCGGAAACCCCGAACGATCTTGCAAAAATGCTCTTTCCGGGCGGTGAACTTGTAAAGATTTCGGAAAAAATCGGAGAGTTGTCGGGATTTGGCAAGAAAGACGATAAAGATAAAGATAAAGATAAAGATGATGCTGATGACGGCATCGAATACGACGACATAAAAAACTCATAGAGACTGATGCGGATTTTCAGGCGATGTATTACTTATTTGTAAATCACGACTGGAGCCCGTCAGTCTTTTTTGATGCACCCTTTTCTGACAAGGTGCTTATAAAGCACTTTATCAAAAGAGAGGTAGAAGAAGCAAAGAAAAGGAGCGAGCGCGATGGCTAGGCAGGTAGATGTAGAATTTCGGTTTTTGGACAACTTTACAAGTAGCTTTAACAGCACTATCGCCACGCTCACAAGTGGCACAGCCGCCGCATCAAGGGCTTGGAAAGGCGTTGAAAAAGCAGGACAGAGCATAAGTAATCTCGGAGGCAAAGTCACCACTGGGGTTACTTTGCCACTTGCCGCTGTTGGCGCAACGAGCTTTAAAAGTTTTGGCGAAGTCGATAAGACATTAAGGCTTGTAAGCGAAACAATGGGCAGTACTGCTGACGAGGCAAAAGTCCTTGAAAGTGCTATAAAAACTGCTGCATCTAACTCCACATTTGGTATGCAGGATGCAGCGGATGCGTCTTTGAATTTTGCAAGACAAGGATTTGATGCAGCACAGGCGGCAGATATGATTTCGCCTGCCATGAGCCTTGCAGCAGGTACGGCATCGGATTTGTCAATGGTTACGGGTGGTCTTGGTAACACTTTAAAGGCATTTGGAGCAGATGCAAGTGAAGCAAGTCATTATACAGATATGATGGCAAAGGCACAGGCGCAAGCAAACACGGATGTTCAAGGTTTGTTTGACGCTATGAGTATAGCAGGTTCGACAGCAAATACGGTGGGTTGGAGCTTCTCAGATTTGGCGGTGCTGACTGGCGTATTCGGTGATCATAGTATTGGAGCGTCTGAGGGCGCTACAGCGCTTAACACAGGTCTTATGAGGTTGGCAAGTCCTGCAAAAGAGGCATCATTTTGGCTTGACAAATTGGGTATAAATGTCTTTGATACAAACGGCAGTTTAAAGTCTATGCCCGAGACAATTTCTGAGCTACAAAAAGGTTTTGCAGGATTGAGTGACCAACAACAATTGGCTGCTGCAAGTGCTATATTTGGCAAGAATCAAGCAGCGAAATGGGTAACTTTGATTAACGGTCCAGGTATCGAGGCTTTACAAGGCTACAAAGACAGCATTGAGGGAGCCACTGGAGCATCACAAGCAATGGCTGACGCTCTAATGAGCGGGCCTGGCGGTGCTGTGGAAAAATTAAAATCATCTTTTGATGTATTTAAGTACAGTGCTGGCGAAGCCTTGGCGGGTGCAGTCGTGCCTTTTATCGACAAAATTACAGAGTTGCTAGATAGGTTTAATAAAATGGAGCCAGCACAGCGCAAGCAAATTGTTAGATGGGCGACGATGGCGGCAGCAGTCGGACCTGCTTTACTGATTTTTGGCAATGTAGTGACTATGGTTGGCAAAGTTGGTGGAGCGTTTACCAGTCTAGGAAGGTTTGCAAGTATTGCAACAAGAGGTTTTTCAGGGCTTTCGGCAGGTGGCGGAGTACTTAGGACCGCAATAGCGGCAATTGCATCACCTGCGGGCATCGTCATGGCAGTATTAGCGGCAATTGCTATCGTGGTTCTTGCAGTGGCAACAAACTTCAAAGCTTTTAAATCAGCTATGAATTCAGCATCGCCAACCTTTAAAAAACTACAAGAAAATTTCAACAACTTAAAAGCAAAAATCGAACCCCTCATCCCCGTGATTCAACAAGTAATCGCTGTAGTTGGAAAGGGTATCGCCTCAGCTGCTGGCGTGGCGGTGGCGGCACTTGCAAGGATTTTAAGCGGCGCAATGACTTATATTAGTGGTGTTATAGATGTACTTTCGGGGATAATTAAGTTTGTCACGGGAGTTTTTACGGGTGACTGGCAAAAAGCTTGGGATGGTATTACTCAAATCTTCAGGGGCTGGGCGAGTATGGTAAAGGGCATTATTGACGGAGTTGTTGGCGGTATTACAGAGGCTCTCTCGGCAATAATTAATTTCGTAGGTGGCGTTTTTGCGTCTGGTTGGAAAAACGCTTGGGACGGTGTTACTCAAACTTTTAGGGGTTGGGCAAGTGTGGTAAAAGGTATTATCGATAGCATAAAAGGTGCTATTGACGGACTCGTTGAGAGAGTCAAAGCTGTAGGTAACTTCATTTCAGGTGGCGAGAGTAAAATGCCAAAGGTAACAACAATACCTGCAAAAGCCACAGGCGATCTTAACTGGATGGGCGGACTTGTTCAAGTAAGCGAAAAAGGTGGCGAGATTATCGACTTGCCACATGGTACAAGAATTTATCCGCATGATGAGAGTGTTAGAATGGCAAAAGGTACAGGTGGTACAGTTTTGAATATTCCGAAACTTGCTGACCAAATTATTGTAAGAGAAGAGGCAGACATTGAAAAAATCGGCGATGCTATAGCAAAGAAGATTATGGCATCTAAGAGCAACAGAGGAGGTATGAGTTTTAGTGCAAATATGGCTTAAGGGTGGCGCACCGATGCGCTTCCCCGTACTTCCTGGTGAGTACAAAGTGCAAGGAAGTCGGGGAATTGAAACAGTAAATATTAATGCGGTCGGCGAAACCGACTTAGGCGGAATGAGGGGGCTGAGAACGGTCTCCTTTTCTTCCTTTTTTCCAAAAAGATACAATCCCTCATATTGTGAATTTAGAGGCATTAAAAATCCGCAGAGATATGTCAAGCAGATAGAACAAATGATGAACGGCGGTATTGTGAAGCTTATCATAACCGGAACTGCGATAAACTTCCCTTGCCGAATATCTTCATTCGAATGGGGAGAAGATGACGGAACGGGTGATATAAGGTTTTCAATAACCTTAAAGGAGCATAGAAAAATCGCTATATCTCAGTCAAGTGTAGTTGCAGAGAGTCAAGCGACTACACAGACAGCAAGCGAAGATACAGCCTCAAAGGACACAACAAAAAGAGAAGATACAAGAGAAAAGCCCAAAACTTATACAGTAAAGCGTGGTGATTGTCTTAGCTCCATAGCAAGAAAGCTGACGGGTTCGTCAAACTGGCATGCACTATATGAGCAAAATAAGGGCATTATTGGAAGCAATCCAAATCTTATAAAAGACGGCACCGTCCTAACAATTCCGTGAGGTGACAAATGAAGATAAACCTTATAAAAGATACAGGAGTTATTTATGACATATCGGGAGCGTGTGCAAGAATAATTTGGAAAGGTTCCGCAAGTGAAGCATCAAGAAGCGTTGATTTTGACTATATCAATGCGCCTTACGACAAAACCGTAAATTTGCCAAGCATCGCAACAGGCGACTACATATCGCTTGAGGATAGCAAAGAAGGCGAAATCTTTTTCGGGCAGATTTTCGGAGTAGAGAAGTCAAGCCAAACAGGTACTATCACTTTTACGGCTTATGACATGATGAAGCACTTGCTTGAGTCGACAGGGCAGTATAACTTTAAAAATTTGACGGCTGAGGCGATAGCTTCTCAGGTGTGCGCGGATATACAAGTGCCTATTAGGCATCTACATCCGACTGGAGTCAATATCGCAAGCATGATATGTGACAAAATGAAGATGTACGACATAGTGATGGCTGCATACACAAAGGCTCATAAAATTACGGGTGATAAGTATTTCGCTATGATATATAAGCGTGGACTTGGTGTATACAAAACAGAATGGGCTGTAAAAGGCTTTACGCTTTCGGAAAATTCAAATATTTTTGCGAGTAGTATCACTGAGAGTATGGATGATATAAAAAACAAAATCTTGATTTTTGACGATAAGGGCAAGCAGATAGGCGAAGTAAAAGATGATGGAAGCATAAAGAAGTTTGGTGTCTTTCAGGAGATTTACAGCAAAGAAGAGGGGGTTGATGCCACAACAGGAGCGAAAAACCTTTTGAAAGTTAAGCCGACTCAGGCAATAAAAATATCGGCTATAGGCGATATAAATTGCTTATCTTGCTACTTTGTGGAGGTCAAGGATGCGGCCACGGGCTTATCGGGCAAGTACTGGATATCTTCAGATGCTCACACATTTGAAAACGGTACATACAAGATGGAGCTTGAACTTAGGTTCGACAGCTTGATGGATACTAAGAATGCAAAGGATGAGGCTGAAGAGAAGAGAAAAGAAGAGCTCAAGAAAGAGAAGAGAGAAGAAAAGAAGAAAGAGAAGAAGGCTTTAAAAGCTCAGACTAAGAGCGGTACACAGTCGAAAGAAAAGGAAGCTACAAAAGAAAAGAATAAAAAGAAGGGCAAGGGCATGAAGAGAGGCGAAAAGAAGAGGCAAGAAAAGATTGCAGCTATAAGAAAAGCTGTAGCGGAGTCAAGAGCAAGAAACGGAGGTGGATGATATGAGTTGGACTGATGCTTTTTTAGAAAGAGATGATGGCGACACTTCGGCAGGCATACAGCTTGCAGAGATGATAAGCGAAAACTCTTGTAAAATCGGCGACCTTATACTTACATCTGAAGATCTTCTTTTTGATGAGTCTTTGACAGTAAAGCTTGCAAGCACTGTGGCAGGTCAGTGCCCCGAAGGTGGTGCTTTGGTAGATAAAAGCACATATATAAGTCCACTTAAGGCGGGCGACAAAGTGGCGGTGATGAAGGTAAAGGGAAGCGACCCGACCGACTACACATCAAGCCTTTATCTTGTACTTGGAAAGATGGTGAAGCTATGAGTATCTTACCTTCTTTTTTAGAAGAGCTTAGCAATGTAGATATAGCGGAAAGCGAAGAAACTAAGGTCATAGAGGTACCGCGTGAGTACGGCATAGACTTCACGACGGGACAACTCACGGGCAAGATGGTCGAAGGCCTTGAGGCTATAAAGGTATGGGTGTGGTTATGTCTACATACTGAAAGATTCAGACACGCTATATACTCTGCAGATTATGGCACATCTTTCGAGCAGTATATCGGGCATGTGCTTAGTGATGAGTATATAAATACTGATTGTGAAAGCGAAGTGACGGACGCACTTCTTATGAATGAATATATCAAGGGCATAGAAGATTTTGAGGTCGTCAGAAATTCTGATACCTTGAATATAAAATTTAGATTAGTGACAAAATTTGGAAGTTTGGAGGTGGATGAGAGTGTACGAAGATAAGACTTATAAAAGTATCTTAGCAGATACTAAAAGCGACATAGGCGATGAAGTCATAAAGGTAGAAGGCAGTCTTGTACATAATGCCTTATCCGCCTTGGCTTATGAGATTGAAAAGCTGTACATACAACTTGACTATATCATAGAACAAAGCCACGCTGGCACAGCAGATCTTGAGCATCTTGAGATGATTGCACTTGACAGAGGTATAGTCAGAAAAGAAGCGACTAATGCATATGTAAAAGCAGAGTTCAATGTGGCGGTGCCAATTGGCAGCAGATACAGCCTGAAAGGGTATAACTACAGAGCTGTAGAAGTTATAAATGATAGCTTGCATCAATATAAAATGATAGTAGAAGAGACAGGATTGGGCCCGAACGACTTACGAGGCGATCTTATTCCGATTGATTTTACCGAAGGGCTTGAGAGTGCGAAGGTGACGGAGTTGCTTGTCGCAGGCGATGATGATGAAAGTAAAGAGTCTTTGTATAAAAGATATATTGAAAGCTTCACATCTCAAAGCTTTGCAGGCAATATCGCAGCGTATAAGGAGAAGTTCGCAAGCATACAAGGAGTTGGAGGCTCAAAGATATACCCAACTTGGCAAGGAGCAGGCACAGTCAAGGCTGTACTTATATCTTCAGAAAATACTGCAGTTAGTAGTTATCTGATAGAGCAGATAAAAAAAGGAGCCGTGCCCGATAAGGGAGCAGGTTATGGATGGGTACCGATTGGCCACAATCTGACTATAGAGTCAGTAAAAGAGGTTATCGTTGCCGTAAGTACTCAAATTACATACGCATCGGGCTATTCAAGTGCAAATTTGGCCGAAAATATCAAGGCAAAGATACAAGGCTATCTGAAAGGTATAGCAGAAGCATGGAAAGAAGGCGACGAGCATACTGAGGCAATCGTATACATCTCAAGACTTGAGTCGGCCATATTAGATGTGCAGGGCGTACTTGATGTAAACAACACTTCTTTAAATGGAAACAGCAGTAATTTAACTTTGCAGAGTGATGAAATTCCAAAAATGGGCGAGGTGGTACTGACATGATAGAGGTTGATACACTTCAATATCTACCGCTTCACATAGCGGAGATAGAAGAGTTTAAAAAGATTGCAAAGACTTATGATAAGTACTTAAGACTTGTATGGCAGTCACTAAAAAAAGAAGAACTTAACAGGATTTTAGCCACAATGGACGAAAGTGAGTGCGCACAGTGGGAAGAGCTGCTGCATATAGTAGTAAATCCGGCTGACAGTCTTGAAGACAGGGTCAACCGCATACGCGGTTATCATGTGTCCGACTTGCCTTATACAATCAATAAACTTGATGAAGTATTAAAGGTTGTGTGCGGTGCGGATAACTATAAATTAAAAGTGGATAGCTCAAAATATTTGATTGATTGTGGTGTAAAACTCGTATCAATCCCTATGATTAGTGTAATTGCCGATTTGATAAGAAAGAGAGCACCTGCGAACATGCTTGTAAATGTGTATGCTTTATTCAATCGCTGGGAACGCTTTAAACAATTAAGGTGGTCAGAGATTACTACAGACACATGGAAGAAAATTCACGACGATAAAAAATGGCAGGAGGGATAAATGCAAAAAACAAGACATTTTCAATTAAATAAACCGCAATTATCGGATTTTGCGAACATCGAAGAAGCGATAAACCCGTCTATGGACATCATAGATGCGAAGCTGAAAGAATTATCTGACGAAAAAATAAATGCAAATGACGGAGCAATCGCAAATGTAACCATGCCCCCTGCTTGGATTGAGACTGCTGCAATATCGGATCTAAATCAGATTGAGGCAAAGCGAAGCATAAAAAGCATTTTAAGTGCCTTGGTCGGAGGGCTTAGATACTTGCAGGACTACTTCAAAAAGGTCAGAGTTGTACAGCTTAGGGCAAGCGCTTTCAGTAGTACAGCGCCTTATGTAGCACGCATAGAAGTTGCAGGCTTAAAGGCAAGTGATACGCCGGTAGTCAGTCATAAACTGCAGGATGGAGTGACGGATGCAGGGGCGATAAAAGGCGCGTGGAAGTCTTACAGCTGTATAGATAAGATTGAAATTTATGATGGCTATATGCTTGTAAAAAGCTTTAGAAAGAAGCCGATGCAGGATGTGTGGCTGATGGTGAAAGGAGGTTAATATGGCTGATGGTGAAAGGAGGTTAATATGGCTGATGCAATCTTAATGACAGGCGGCGGCGGGGTGACATCAGATGATGTCACCGCGGGCAGGGATCAGGTCCTTCAAGGATTTAAAACAGTTACGGCTGACAGTGATGATGAGGTGGTAGACGGAAGATTAACTTCTATGCCTTCGCAAGTAGATGCGTTGTCGTGGCGATTTGATGGCGATAATGCATATCTTAAAATTCCGCAGGGGGCTTATGTGGCTGGTGGTGGAGCTGAAGTAAGACTGCCTTTTGCGTGGGTTCGGCCGCATATCCCTGAGGGTGGGATGATTAACACATCTGGTGCTTTTGGAAAGCAAGGAACAATTCCAGACCGAGGTGCAGGTAATGGGAACGGAGAAATAGGTACAAATGGTGGCGATAATGTGTTTGTGAATTTCCCAGACGGATATTATCATACTCAAATTGGTAAATCTTATATGTGGCTAAAGTGGGCAGATCTTGCCAGAGTGCTCGGGTTAAATGGGGCATACTGGCTAGATAACTATAGTGCGGCGGGAATACAAGGACAAATCCACAGATGGGTATGTACGACTGGTACGGTAATTTCTGCGTGGAACAATGAAGGCCATGCATGGGATGATACCGAAGCGGGGCGAGGTAGAGGCATTATTACTAGAGTACCAAATGGGCACAGAATTGAAGGGGCAAATTGGGTATACCTGTCATCGCCAAATCTGTGGCCACAGAATGTGGTAAAAGGTGTCAATATTAACGGTGTAGAAGGAAGTAGAGACTACATTGACTCAATAGCACCCACTTATTTTACTGGTGATTATACATATCATGTGAACTCTTCTGAACAATCAGTGAATATGAATGTTCAGTTCGGAGAATATAATACGATTATAGTGGGGGTTGACTTGGTTGGGCAGGATGTAGCCGCAGGGTTTATAAGGTTGGACAAGAACAATGGACGATATGAGATAACTACACTTGCTTTATCTAAAAATATGGATGCTTCTATGTTTGTAAAAGTACAAAATGGCAACACATATCAATTTAATTTTCGACGAGAAGGAGCTCAACTCAAGGTGCGGTATTTAGGCTCTGTGGGTGATGTCACACTGAATGTGTATGCAATTGCTGTGTCAACTGCACTACTATAGAAGGAGATGAAATTATGAAGTATATTGTTATATCTGACAAACAAGGGAATATTCTCGGCACTGTGTGGAATC